CTGGGCGAGGCCGTGGAGGACGGCTACGTCCCGCCGCCCATGCAGGCCCGGTGGGCGGAGATGTACGAGGAGCGGCGCCGCGCCGTCCGAACGGTTTAGCTTAAAACGCGTAATCAAAAACGGTCACCAGAGAGCGCCATGAACACCAGGAAGCAGCACAACGGGATGGCGCGGGAGGCGCGGTTGCGTACCCTCTCGCCGCAGTGGGGCGCCTGCGCGGTCTGCGCGGCGCCGCTCATCTTCGGGAACATCGAGGGCTGCTGCGGGGAGCGGTGCCACCGAAAGGCGCAGCGGGTGCGCTCGGCGGCCCAGCGGGCGCTCGCGCTGAACGACCAGGCGGACGGCTCCTTCCCGGTCGGCGCCGAGCAGGGGGCGCCGCGGCTCCGTCCGGGTGAGGGCGAGGGGTGACCGGGTGTGGCCCGGTGGGCTCTACGGGGCGCCGGCCGATGCGCCGGTCACGTTCGCCCTGGCGGACGACGGGACGTGGGCGGTGACGCTGGACCCGCCATGGAAGGACGACGGCCTCGACATTGGCCGGTTCCGCACGCTCGAGGAGGCGGTCGCCTTCGTCTACGGGCCGCCAGTCGTGCAGCTCGCCCTGACCCTGTGAGCGTTAATCCGCCCTAACTCACAAGAAACGAGGTTCCACGATGACCGAGGAGCAGCTCGACGACATCCGCGAGGGAGCCCGGTCCATCCTCGACGGTCACGACACGGACGCGGACGTGATCCGCCTCGCGCAAGACCTGTGCGACCTGGTGGACGAGGCGAAGCGCCGGGGCGCGGTCATCACCCAGATGCAGCAGGCCATCGACTACGACGGCGACACCGTGCCGGAGGATGAAGAGGCCGAGCGGCGGCAGATGCTCGGCACCTACCTCCGCGACCACGCCTAGCGCCTTAGCGTGAGCATCGTAATGCGAGGTTCCAGATGGACAAGCCGAGCTGGTGCCAGGGGGCCGGCGAGCGGTGCCCCCATCCGGTCGCTTGGCGGTTGGAGCAGACCGACCACGGCCGGCGCACGGTGACCTACATCGAGCTATGCGCCGGGCACACCGAGGCGCTCCGCGCCGAGCCGACGTTCGCCGTGCTCCTGCGCGATGGCGTCGTCCGCGCCCTGCCGGTCACGAGTGTTAACTCGCACTAGGACGCATGAAACCGTATTTTGAGGACGGCGGGATCACCGTCTACAACGCCGACTGTCGGGACGTGCTGTCCGGCATTGCGACGGCCGACGTGGCGCTGGTGCTGACTGACCCGCCCTACGGCGTTAACGTGCGGACGGATCGACACACCGCCGGACGGGGTCGCGCCCGGCCGCGTCCCGGCGCTGGGGCCGCGAGCGCCAACGACTTCCCCCCGGTCTACGGTGACGACGCGCCCTTCGACCCGGCGCCGCTGCTGCGCTTCAAGCGGGTGGTGCTCTTCGGGGGGAACCACTACGCCGACCGGCTCCCGCCGTCCGCGTCGTGGCTGGTCTGGGACAAGGTGGACGGACTGACGAGTAAGCGCGGCGTCGGGTTCAACGACAACGCCGACGGGGAGCTGGCCTGGACGAGCCTGGGCGGCCCGGTGCGCATCTACGCGCACCGCTGGATGGGGCTGGTGAAGGACAGCGAGCGCCGGGAGCGCCGGCTGCACCCCACCCAGAAGCCCGTCTCGCTTATGGCCCAGATCATCGGCCAGCACACGAAGCCGGGGGACCTGGTGCTCGACCCCTACGCGGGCAGCGGCCCGGTGGTGCGGGCGTGCCGCGACCTCGGCCGGCGGTGCATCGCCGTGGAGATCGTGGAGGCGTACTGTGCGGTTATCGTCGAGCGGCTGCGCCAACTCGCCCTGCCGCTCGACCACGCACGCCCACTCGCACGATGAAGCATGAAAGGAGGTTCCGCGATGGATCTCTGGTATCGGCTCAAGGGCAGGGCGCCGGTGCTCGATCCTACCCACCAGCTCCAGCCCATCGACGAGCGCCGCATCGCCCGGACGGCGATTACGCCTGAGGTGTATGTCTCCACGGTCTTCCTGGGCCTCGACCACCGCTACACCCCGGAGGGGCCGCCGATCCTCTTCGAGACGCTGGTATTCGGGCTCAGTGCGGACGGCGACGAACCGCAAGAGCGGTACACCACCTACGAGGCGGCCGAGGCGGGGCACGCCCGGTGGGTCGAGTGGGCGCGTCACGCATCTTAACGGCACTTCTGTCGCAAGAAACGGGGTTCCAGGTGCGACGCATCGTCTCAGTGAGCGGCGGGATGCAGTCGGCCATCTGCGCCGACCGGGTCATCGAACGCTACGGCGCCGCCAGCGTCACCGCCTGGTTCGCGGACACGCTGGTCGAAGACGTCGACCTGTACCGCTTCCTGGACGACCTGGAGCGGCGCTGGGGGCTGACCATCACCCGGCACACGGAGGGGCGGACGCCGCTCCAGGTCGCCGAGGACGAGCACGTCATCCCCAACCAGAAGATCGCCCCCTGCACCCACCGGCTGAAGATCGAGCCCTTTTTGGCGTACCTCAAGGCGTGCCCCAAACCGGCGACCGTCTACCTGGGGATGGCGTTCTGGGAGCAGCACCGGATGGACGCGCCCCGGAAGCGGTACGAGGCGGTCGACGGCGTGGCGGTGGACTACCCATCCCTCTGGAAGCCGGTCGACTACCGCCCCCCCGACGAGGTGCTCCGCTCCTGGGGGATCGCCGTGCCCCGCGCCTACCTCGAAGGGGCGTCACACAACAACTGCGGCGCGGCGTGCGTGAAGCAGGGCAAGGGCGACTGGCTACGCCTGCTGCGCTGGAAGCCCGACCTGTTCCGCCAGTACGAGGAGTGGGAGACGGGGATGCGGGCCAAGGGGCCGCCGTGGGACGGCTACGCCTTCTGCCGGGACGAGCGGGGCGGGGTGGTGCGCCCGGTGACGCTGCGGGAGCTGCGCGAGACCAGCCAGGCCAGCCCGCAGCTCCGGCTCGACCTGCCCATGCTGGACGACGCCGAGGGGTGTCTCCAGTGCTCGATCTGAAACGCTGTTTTTTGTGATCTAACAGCGCTTAACGCTCGTGACCCCGAGACGGGGCGAGCGCGGCCACGGCGGCGCGGCGGGAGTGGACGCCGAGCTTCCGGTAGACGCCCTCGACGTGCGTCTTGACTGTCTCCTCGGAGACGCCCAGCGTGCGGGCGAGGTCCCGGCGCCGGTCGCCCCGGAGGAGGCCGGCCGCCACCGCGGCCTCACGCGGGGTGAAGGGGCGACGGCCGTTCAGCCGGCGGCGCCCCACCGGTCGCCTCCGCGCACGTCGCCCGGTGCGCCCGGAACGTCCGCCACGTCGTGCTGCGGTGGCCGCAGGCCGTGCAGGTCAGGTGGCGGAGCCGGAGCGGCCCCGTCCTGGCCCACACCCCCGTCGAGAAGTGGTCGTCCGAAACGATCCGCCCCGCCGCCGCCGGGTGTCCAGGGCGAACGGCGCTCGGCCGCGTACCGCTCACGGTCGCGCTCCCGCTGGCACGCCCGGCAGACCCGGCCCCGCCCGTCTGCCCGGAGGGCGGTGTTCGCCGCGTCGAAGGGGTGCCCGTTGACGCAGTGGCTTTTCAACCCCCTCGCCCGCTCACGACGCGAAGAGCCACGCCACCGCGAAGAAAAAGAGCCCGGCGTTCGTGAGCGAGAACCGCGGGGGCGCCGGCGGCGACCAGAGCGCCGCGACGGCGAAGATGACCGCGGAAATTAGGACGCAGATGAGCCTCGGCCCGACGGCGATCATGTCCTGCTCCTCCTACCCGTTCCAGCTCACGGCGCCGTCCGTGGCCTTCCAGACGCAAACTCCCTGTTCGAACTCCTGCCAGACCCCGTCCTCGATCGTGTGCTCTTCCCCGCGCGGGCGGCCCCGGTAGACGCCCCGGTGCAGCTCGTCGCACCAGGCGGTGGCGGTGGCGCTCTCCGGGTTGTACGGGACGCCGGCTTGCTGGTACAGATCGGCCAGCACCCAGCCCTTGAGCTGCCAGTCCTGCAGCACCGCCATCACGACCTCCTCCGGTGCGCCCTGCACCTTCGCGCTCGCCGCGTGCCACCAGTCCAGCGGCCGGTAGTAGGCCGCCTCCACCTGCGCCCGCGACCACTGGTAGGGCCACTGCCAGAAGCCCTGGGCCGGCGGCCCCTTCAACAGTTCGAGGTGTAAATGCGCGCAGGCCCAGCCGCCGCTGCGCCCGACCCAGCCGAGGCGCTCGCCCGGGGCCACCCGCTGGCCGACCCGCACCGCGATCGCCTGGAGGTGGTCGACGTGCAGCCAGGTCGGTCCCGGGGCCACCTCGTCCGTCAGCTCGAGCCAGACGTGGTTCCCTTCCCCGCGCCGGGAGCCGTCCCAGGGCAGCGCCGCGCGCACCACGCCGGCCAGCGGGGCGACCGCGTCCAGCCCCTCGTCGGCGTTGCAGCCCCCCGTGCCGGCGCCGCCGTTCAAATCCGCCCCTGGGTGGAGCGTCTGCGGCACCCCGGCGGCATCCCGGTCGGTGGCGTCGAGCCAGCCGAAGCCCCCCCGGAGGACGTCCGGGGGCGTCAGGCCCGCCATCGGGGCGTACAGGCGCTCACCGACGGAGAGGAGGCGCTCCCGGCCGGTGGGGGCGCCCTCGCCGATGCGCAGCCCGTGCTGCCCCGGCTGGGGGGTGGGGGCCGGCCGGGCGGTCACGGCGCGTCGCTCCGGTGGGCGCCGTCCTCGAGCGCGCGGGCCAGGGCCTCGATCAAGCGCCGGTTCTCCTCCAGCAGGGCCTGCGTCGTCGCCCGGCAGCTGCGCACCGCAACGAACCAGCCCAGCAGGGCGATCGCGATCGCGGCGGTGTCCCCGGCGAGCTGGAGCAGCAACTGGGGCGTCATCGCTCCGCCCCTTACGCCCCGAAGAGCGTCCACCGCGTGCCGGCGTCGAATTGCGCCGCCTGGTTGGTGAAGACGGTCAGGCTGGTAATCGCGCCGGTCCCCCGGCGGTAGCCCCCGCCCGTGTAGCCGGTGCGGCTGTTCTCGTCCTCCCCGTGCAGGATGGCCTGGAAGACGCAGCCGGTGCGGAAGGCGGTGCCGGCGAAGTTGGGGAAGTCGGCGCGGTAGTGGGTGGCGGCGCCCGCCGGGGCGTCCTCGCTGGCGCAGTAGCCGAGCTGGACGCCGACGTCGCTGGTGCTCTGGGCGGCCGCGTGGACCGAGTTGTAGTAGTCGTGGGCGTGCCACCCCCAGCAGTAGAAGGGGCTCGGCAGGGAGCCCGCGCCGTCGATGGGGTCGTCGTTGTAGCTCACCCACACGTTGTGCGCGTAGACCGTGCCGGTGGTCGGCGGCTTCAGCCGGGCGCGGGCCTGCCCCACCAGCAGCAGGTACGTCGCGTCCGGGGCGGCGTCCGCGATCGTGCCGCTCGCCGGCAGGCGCAGCGACTGGGTCTGCGCGCCCCCGGCGACCACGCGGTCGGCGATCGTGATCAGGCCCCCGGCGCCGCCGGTCGCGCGGTGGTAGAGCGCGTAGTGGTCGCGCAGCAGCCCGCCCGCCTGCGCGACGGCCTCCGCGACGGCCCGGTCCTGCAGCGCCTTGAGCGCGGCCGGGAGCTGCGCGAACGGCGCCGCCAGGTCGTCGGCGTCCAGCGCGCCCGAGTCGGCCATCCTAGGCCGCGTCCCGCCGCGCGACGCTCAGCGTCTGCGTCCACCGGCCCCGGTCGAACTCCCAGCTCAGGTGCTCGAGCCAGAAGGTGCCGTCGAGCTGGAGCGACTCCGGGGCGAGCACGTAGACGGTGTGGCCCGGCTCGAGCCGGTCGCCCCGGTAGGTGGGGAGCGTCGCCCGGGTGATGGTCGTGTTCAGGATGTCCAGTCGGTACTCGGCCTGCTGCTGGCAGGAGCGGCCCGGCCCCGACGTCGTCCCCGTCGCCCGCTCGAGGAGCAGGCTCTGGGTGCGCTCGGTCAGGCTCGCCTGCCCCGGCGGCAGGAGGGTGTTCGCCCCGGTCGCGGTGTACGTGTACGAGCTCTGCTCCGACCCCTCGGGGAACCACCCGTCGACCGTGGCCCGGTTGGCGACGTGCTCCCGGTCGTCGAGCACGCTGTCGGCCCCCTCGAGGAGGTCCAGCCCCTGGACGAAGTCGGCGAACGTACTCTCCTCCTCCGGGATGGCCGTGACGTGCGTGCGGTAGATCTGGCCGTCGATGCCCTCGTACGTCCGGAAGGCGCCCCGCTGGCCGCTGACGGTCAGCGTGGAGACTTCGTCGATCCGCTCGATCGCGGCGAGCGCGGTCTCGCCCTCCTTCCAGACGAACGGGTTGAGCTTCTTGTCCGCGTCGTAGGCGATCGTGCCCCACAGCGCCCCCGTCCCGCCGATGTTGGCGGCGGTGTAGGGCACCCCCGCCTGGGTGAGGATGAGCTTGACGATCGCCTCGTCGGTGCGCCCCGCGCCGGCGTTGCTCAGGTCGGTGCCCCCGGCCTCGAGGTTGCGATACCAGACCGCCCGGTAGAGCCGCCCGCGCAGCTCCCAGGTCGCCTCCGCGGGGCTCCCGGCGCGCGTCTTGTTGACGAAGTAGCCAAAGAAGCGGGTGTACTTCTCGGCCTCGCCGGGGCCGACCCGGATCTCCACCAGATCCCACGGCGCCGGCTCCGGCTGCGTCCCGTAGAGCCCCTCCGGGTCGGCGGCGAGCCGGACGCTGGCCCGCGCCGTGCGCTGGTCGAAGCCGAACTCCGCGCGGGCGGAGGCCACGAGCGTGTGCTGGGCGTCGTCGTCGCCGACGTACACCTCCAGCACCGGGGACTGGTCGATGTGGCCGGGGACGGTGCGCGGCGCCAGGACCGCCGCCAGGGCGAGGCTGGGCGGGCGTGCGGTGGTCACTCCTGCTCCCTCCTCCTACGCGGTGACGATGAACTCGAGCCGGAGCCGGCGGTGCTCCGGATCCCACCAGTTGACCTCCGAGGCGTCCCGCAGGATGGCCGTGTGGGTGCCGCCCCAGTAGGTCAGCGTCCCCGAGGCGCCCAGGCCCCCGACGAGGTCGTCGACCTGGGCCTGCGTCGCGCAGTAGGCGTCGAGCCGCAGATGCGGGAGGCCGACCCCCGTGCGCTGGGTGACGACCGTGTTGCCCCACGGGACGCGCAGCTCGTGCACCTCCGCCTCCTGGCGGTACTCGCGGCCGTCGAGCAGGGCGTCGAACTCGGCCGTCGTGGCGCCGTACTCGAAGCTATCCGGCATCGTTCGCCCCCGCTAGGACGGGTAACGGCCCCGTACGCATCGGTAACGGCGCCGTACGGCGCGCCCCGATACGCTCGAGGGGATGGAACCATGGATGCTGGCCCTCGGGGACTGGGCGATGCGGATCGCCTTCGTGGTAATCGTGCTGGCGCTCGGGGCGTTCTTCGCCGTGCGGGCGGCGCTCTTGTGGTATTGGCGGGTCGACGAGCAGCGTGCGGTGCTGCGCGAGATCCGCGACGAGCTGCGGGCCGCCCGGCCGGCGGCGGCCGCCGTGGCGAGCCCAGCGGCCACGCCCGCACCGGACGCGGTGGCCGACCGGCTGCGCCGCGCCGTCCCGGCGCCCTAGCCCGCACGCGCCGCTCACGGCACCACCCCGGCGAGGGCCATCGGGGGCGCCGGTTCCGCCTGCTCGGCCGCGGCCGTGACGGCGTCCGCCACGGCCTGCGCCAGGGCGAGCACGTCGGCCGTATTGCTCGCGTTGATCGGCCCGTTGAAGGCGATGTTGATGGCCGCCCCGGCCGCCCGCGCCAGCGGGTTGCCGGCGTTGGCGGCGGCCCCCGGCAAGGCGGCCCGCTGCGCCGCGATCGCGTCCGCCGCCGGCTGGAGCGCGGCCCCGATCACCGGCAGGCCGGCGAGGTGGGTGATCATGTCCTCGATCTTCGCCATCGTCGCGTCGAGCGTCGCGAAGACGACGACTCGGATCGCCTCGATGGCGGCCGCGACTCGCCCGACCATCTTCGGGATTTCGTCGACGATCCAGTCGCGCCAGTCCTCGAACTTCGCCTTGACGGCGTCGACGGCCACCGGGGCGCCGGTCTCGAGCCAGCCGGCGAACTCCTGCAACTTCGCCGCGCCGAGCTCGATCCAGCCCGGGAGCCGCTCGGCGAGCCACGCGAACGCCTGCGGCAGCTTCGCCGCCGCGAAGTTGGCGAGGGTCTGGATCGTCGTGATGAGGTCGTTGAAGGACTGCGCCGTCTTCGGCCCGAACACCTGGCCGAGGATGACCTGGAGGGCGACGAGCCCGGCCTGAAACAGGTTCAGCCCGTGCGCCTTGGCGATGTTGCCCACCATGACCAGGAACGTCCCGAAGGGCTGCACGAGCGAGGCGATCCCCGACTTGACGCGCTGCACGAAGTCGGTGAACGCCGGCGTCTGCAGGAAGTCGGCGAGGTCGACGGCGAGGCTGCGGATCAGGTCGAAGAGGGGGAAGAACGCCTCCGCCAGCCCGAAGCCGACCGCGTCCTTGATGTTGGAGACGGCGCCCTCGAACGTCCGGGACTGCTTCTGCATCAGCCCGCCGAAGTTGGCCTGCGCGAAGGTCTTGAACGCGGCCAGGAAGACGTCGGACTTGACCTTGCCGGCGGAGACCAGCTTCTGCGTCTCCTCGGTCGACTTCCCGAGGTGCGTGGCCAGCAACTGGAGCCCGGGGATGCCGGCCTCGGTGAGCTGGAGCAGCTCGTCGCCCTGGACCTTGCCCTTGGCCTGGATCTGCCCGATCGCGGTCACCAGCCGGGAGAGCCCGCCCCCGCCCAGGTTCAGCCCGGCGGCGGCGTCCCCCAGGTTGGTCATGAGGGGGATGACGTCGCCCACCTTGAAGCCGAAGGCGAGCAGGCGCTGCTGCGCCTCCAGGAGCTGGGGGAGCTCGAACGGCGTCGCCTGGGCGAACTGCTTCAAGCGGTTGAGCTGGTCGCCGGCCGCCTTGCTCGAGCCGAGCATGGTCTCGAGCGCGATCTGGCTGCCCTCGAGGGTGGAGTTCATGCCGAAGACGGCGTCGGTCACGCCGCCCACGACGCCGGCGACGGCGTTCATCCCGACCATCCCGCCGACGAAGCCGAGCGCGGTCGACGCCGCGTTCGACAGGAAGCTGCCGGTGCCGGAGACGGCCTTGTTGACCCGGTTCAGGCCGGAGAGCGCCGCCGCGACGTCGCTGGTCACCCGGACCTGGAGCTCGGCGGCCGTGACGGCCATCTAGCGGCCCCCGGCGCCCGGGGTGCGCCGCGCCGGCGCGCGCTGGGCGTCTCCCGCTCGGGTGCGGGCGCGGTGGGCCTGCCAGCGCTCCTCGCGCTGGCGCCACGCCAGGAAGCGCCCCCACTCGAGGTACTCGGCGGCGCTCATCCGGCCGCGCAGCTCGCCCACGGTCATGTGCAGGCGCTCCGCCAGGCCGTACTCGAAGGCGAGGTCACCGTCCAGCGTCCGCGGGCTGAAAGGCGGCGGCGCTGGTCGCCTGCGCCTCCGCGGAGAGCCCGGAGAGGGCCATGATCGCCGCCGTGAGGGCCTCCGCGACGGCCGGATCGAGCGCCGCGAAGAGGGCCTCCGCGTCCGCCAGCGTGGGCGCCGCCGGCGCCACGAGGCAGTGCACCCAGGTCAGCAGCTCGGCCTTCTCCATGTCCTGCGCCGGCGTGCCGACGGCCGCGTCGCGGTTGATCTGGTGCTGCGCGTGCCGGGACAGCGCACGGATCCGGACGCGGACGCCGGGCGCCGGCTCGACGTCGCGCTCGGCCAGCGGCGCCGCCGCGCGGAGCTGCTCGAGACTGGCGTAGCCGTTCGCCCCGGGCGGGGAGCCGTTCATCGCCGGCTCAGGCCTGGGCCGTCGTCACGAGCGGGCCGGAGACGCTGAAGTCGGCGGTGCCGCGGGCGGCGTCGCCGTCGGCGTCCGTCTCGGCCTCCACGCTCGACCAGTAGACGTCGCACGTGATCTCCGCGAGGCCCGTCCCGACGCCCTCGGGCCGGTACTGGATCGCGCAGGGGACGACCGAGGCGCCCTGGTCGATGTGGGCGCGCAGGGCGGCCCAGAGCGTCGAGTCGTACCAGAACTCGATCGAGCCGGAGCTCTCCGCCGGCCCCACGACCGAGGCGCTGGGGTTGCCCCCGCCCCGGGCGAGGAAGGTCGGTTCGCGCTCGGTGGTGAACGTGACCGAGGAGATGAACTCCGAGAAGTCGGTCAGCGTGCCGCCGGCCGTGGCGTCCAGGGAGAACTCGAAGACGTTGGGGGGGACCGGGAAAGCCATGCTCGCTACTCCTTACGCCGGCGTCGCCTGGGTCAAGAACTCGAAGAACGCGCCCCGGTGGTTCAGCCGGCGCCCCTGGGGGAACTCCACCAGCGAGAACATCCCCTGCCGGCGGCACATCAGGATGCTCCCGCTCGGCGGCCCCGCGATGGCGCCCGTCGAGCGGTCGAGCAGGGTGTCGATCCGGTCGGCGGCCGCATAGCCCACCGCCAGATCCTCGCCCTCGAAGATGGTGCGGATCAGGTAGACCACCCGGGCCGCCGTGCGCCGGTTGTTGCCGGCCAGGTCGTCCGTCGCCGTCGAGAGGGTGACCAGCCCCAGCGGGTGGGCGGCGCCCTGCGGCGGGGCGCCCATGAAGAGGCGCCCGTCCCACACCGCCTCGAGCGCGCCGTCCGCGCTCAGGGTGTCGTAGATGTAGGTCTCCGTCACGTCGAGCTCGAACATCGTCCGCCCACTACTTCAGCTTCCGAAGCGCGACGACGGTGCGCTGCTGGTACGGGGGCCACTCGGCCGCCGCCGCCGGGGCCATGAAGGGCCGGGGCGGGATGAACGCGCCCGAGCGCCAGTGGTGGAAGCCGTACTCCTGGAACACGGCGTAGTCCAGCGGGGAGTAGACGACGAAGGCGTCGCTGAACTTCCCGCCGGCGCTGCGGTCCTGCTCGACCGCGATGCTGCGCCGCAGGGCGCCGGTGTCGACCGGCGCAAACCCCCGCGCCCGGGCGGCGACGGCGTCGGCGCTCCGGTGGGCGCTCTGGCGCACGGCGCCGGGCAGCTCCCCGGCGATCGCCGGCAGCCGGTTGTTGCGCAGGACGACGGACAGCGCCCGGGGCATCCTAGCGGCCTCCGCCCCCGCTGCGCGTGCGGAACGCGCTCGGGAACGCCGGGTAGAACGTGCCGCCGCCGGCGGCCAAGGGGGCAGCACCGGCCGGCGGTGGCGCGTCCGCGAGCGCCGGCGACGAGACCAGCGCCCCGACGTCGGCGCAGACCGTCTCGAGCAGCGCGCGCAGTCCCCGGACCTCCGACCGCAGCGCGGCCAGGTCGCCGTGCTGCGCGGCGATCCGGCCCTCGAGGAGCACCAGCGCGCGGAGCACGGCGACCGTCGGCTCGGCCGTCCCCTCGGGCGCGGCGCTCACGTGTCCGCCTCCAGCTCGGCGCACAGGATGGTCAACTGCACGTCCTCGGTGCGCCGCTTGAAGGTGCTGGTCACCTCCCACAGCGCGCCGGCCTCGTTCCCGGACAGGATCTGGATCCGGTCGGTGGCCTCGACGTCCGTCGCCAGCGGGACGTAGACGAAGGCGGCGACCATGGACGCGATCCCGCCCCCGTAGGCGCGCTCCTGCGGGGGCTGCCAGCCCGGCGCCACCCGGCAGGGCACCGTCGCCTGGACGGTGTAGTCGACGTCCAAGCCACCGGAGGGGCCGCGCCCGGCCAGCACCCGCCGGAGGATGGCGCACGAGTCGCTCATCGCGCCCTCGGCCACGGCGGTCAGGTGGGCCAGCGCCGGCGCCGGCAGGACGGGCATCAGCGGCGCCTCCGGGGCGGGGCGTTCCACCAGTCGGTCATGCGAACACCACCCGGCGCAGCCCGGCCAGCGGCGCGAGCGCCTCGTCGGGGACGCCCAGCACGCCGGCCGTGGCCGCCGCCGCCACCGAGCCCGCCGGCGCCGCCCCGTAGGAGACGCTGACGTCGCCGACCTTGTAGCTGGTAGCACCCCCGCTGGTCGACGCTGCAACGCCGTCCAGCGCCGGGCGCATCCACGCCGCGCACAACTTGGTCGCCGCCAGCTCCACCCGCGGATCGACCGGGACGGCGGGCGTGTAGTCGACCAGCAGCAGCCACCCGCCGTAGCCGTTCGGCACGGTGAGCAGGCCGGCGGTGGCGTCCAGCAGCTCGTACTGCGTCCCCGCGGTCAGCGCCTGGGGCACGGAGGCCGGGGCGGTGGTGCGCACCGCGACGGCGGTCACGGCGGCCACCGGGCGCACGCGCAGCCGGATCGCCAGCGGCGGATACCAGGACAGGTCGTACACGACGTCCACGGCGCCGGCGCCGCGCGGCCAGGTGGGCGCCGTCAGCTCGTGGGCCTCGCCGGCGATCGGGACGGTGACGCCCCACGTCCGGCGGGTGTAGCCGTCGATCCATGCCTCCGCCACCGGGAGTAGCAGGGAGCACTCGGCCCGCTGGGCGTCCGTAAACGTCCGGCCCGTGTGGTGCTCCACCCGCTCGACGGAGGTGTAGCCCTTGATCGTCACGGGCCTACGCGCCGTCCTTCTTGGTGGCGCTCCGGCCCGCCGCCTTATCCTCCGGCGGCCCGGCGTCCGACTTGCCCTTCGGCGCGTCCTTCCCCGCCTCGGGGTCGGGGAGGTCGCGGAGCTTGTAGCGCTTGACGTCCTCCTCGGGCACCTCGGCGCCCGCCCCGGCCAGCAGGAAGCCCGCCTCCGGATCCCCCTCTTCGACCACCCGCTCTTTGTCCCGGGACAGGTACAGGCGGCGCGGCGCGCGGTAGAGCCCCTGGTTGCTCATCCTCATTCGCCTCAGGTCTGCGACCCCACCACCGTCCAGGTTGGGCTCCCGGGCGTGGTCGAGGTGTTGGTGTACATGATCCCGGTGGCGGTGTTGACCAGGAGGGAGCCGGTCGCGGCGCCCCGGTAGCCGGCGTCCACCCCCGGCGTGGTCTCCGCCACCGCCAGCGTGGGGCTCGTGCCCGTCATGGCGTTGCTGGCGACGGCGATCGTCGAGACCGCCTTGCGCGCAAGGGCGCCGCCGAAGGTGACGGTGATCGTCCCGATGCCGGCCGTCATGGTGCCGACCGCCGTGGTGACGTTGCCCGTCCCGATGCTGGGGAGGGCCTCGAGCGCGGCGTCGATGTTGGCGACGAGGGTGGCGTTGACGTTTACCCAGGTGATCGCCGCCGTCGTCAGGCCCTCGAACTTGAGCGCGAAGGTGCCCCCGGTGGGGGTGCCCCCGAAGGTCAGGGTTTGCACCTCGGAGGTGCCGGCGCCGGGGACGCCGCTGAAGGCGATCGGCCCCAGGCCGCCCTCGATCACGTTGCCGCCGGTGATGATGGGCATTAGCTGTTCTCCTTGCGGGCCTTGATCGTGAGCGTGCCCCCGGTGACGCCCGGCAGGCAGACCGCCCGCAGGTAGGCGGTCGAGCTGTCCTGGAGCATCATCGAGAGCGCGATCGGTTTGACGAGCTGGCCCAGCGCGATCGTGAAGTCGAGTTTCCGGCTGAGGTCGCCCATCCGCGAGAGCGCCAGGTCGAACCACGTCGTCCCGTCGATCGAGCCCTCGAAACCCAGGTTGCCGGTGCAGCCCTGGGCGTCGACGACCACGACCAGCCGGTTGTAGGGGATCAGGCTCACCGTCGGGTACGACCCCGCCACGGGCGACCCCTGCGCCACGACCTCGAACGCGCTGTTATCGGAGTACGGCACGTCAGTTATTTCCCCGTTCGGCGCCGGCCGAGCGAGTTATTACCCTCAAATGCCCGTAACCGAGGCGAACGCGGCGGGCCGGTAGACGGCCAGCGCCAGCCGCTCCTCGGCCAAAATGGCGACCTTGTTCTCGACGAAGTAGGAGGCGTGCTCGGTCGACAGGGTGACCGTGATGCCCTCCCGGCGCAGGACCTCGGCGTACGGCCGGAAGGCGCCCACGAGGCCGGTGCCCTGCGTGATGTTGGTCGTCTGGCGCACCTGGAGGCCCCAGATGCGGTCCGGCCCCTCGTCGCTCGGGTTGCCCCAGATGTAGATCCCGTCCGTTGTGCGAAGCAGCTTGATGTCCGTCCAGTCCGCCGGGTGGACGATAAACGCGGTCGGCTCGGCGAAGCCGGCCCCGGCCGACCCGCGCACGAGCTGCATCGCCTTGTACACCGCGTCGGGCGTCGGGTCGGCGCCCTTGGCCTGGGTCTGGATGCCCGAGCGGTTGAGGATCCCGCGCAGGTTGGGGGCCACGCCGTCGCCGGTCAGCACCTGCTGCTCCTCGCGCCGGCGGACGTTGGAGGCCATCCGCCCGCGGAGCTGGCTCTCCAGGAACGGGACGTCGTCCAGGGCCTCCTTGGTGGCCGGGATCCACGTGGCGATCTTCCGCACCGGCTCCGTCCGCAGGGTGAAGCCCTCGGCGCTCTCCGGCTTCGCCACGCCCTCCGCCACCTCAACGGCGGCGTTGGTGACCGTGGTCTCCTCGTAGTACTCGACGCTGGTGCCGCTGGTCTCGCCCTGGAGCATCAGGTCGACGGTGGTGCGCTCGTCGTAGGCGAGGTCGACGAGGCCCCGGCGGCTGGCCTGGGGCGAGATGTCGGTGAGCGTGACCAGCGTCTTGAAGTCGAGCGTCGGGATCTCGAACTCGACCTGCCCGCGGTTGGCCCCGCGGAACGCCTGGTAGCCCTTGTGCTCGAGCAGGTACTGGCGCAGCCCCTTGCGGGCCAGGGTGTCCCGCGGCGAGAGCGACCCGTTCGCCGTCCACCCGGCCCCGTTGGCGGCGCCGTTTGTCCCGTTCGGGTGCACGACGCCGTTCACCGGCTCGGTCAGCCGCCGCACCTCGAGCGCGTTGTTCTGGGAGATGAGCGCGAGGTTGTGCAGGCGGTCGAACTCGGCCCCCAGCTCCTCGAGCTCCTGGTTGCGGCGCTTGATCTCCCCGGCCTTGTAGGCGGTGTCCCCGTCGATGGCGGTGACCCGGGAGAGGTCGAGGTCCGGCCCCGCCTCTTCGAAGACGCGGTGCAACTGCTCCCGCTTGGCGGCCAGCTCCTCGCGGACCTCGGCGAACGACTTCCCAGACGAAGGCATCCCGTTTTCTCCTCAGGCTCCGGCGGTGCCGGGCGCGGCGCTATCCAGCTCGGTGAAGCGCTCCGCCAGGGCGGCGAACCGCTCCCGGAGCGCGTGCGGGGCCAGCCCGTCGGGGTCGGCGGCCCGGGCCAGGGCCGTGTCCAGCCGGGCGCGCGCCACCGCCAGCCGGCGCAGCAGGCCCCCGGCGCCGCCCAGGCCGGCCACCTCGGCCAGCGGCGCGGCGGCCACCCGCTCGGCGTACCCGTCGAGCACCGCGCCCAGGCGCTCCCCGGCCGCCTCCAGGCCGTCCGCGGCGAGCGCGTCGGCCTCCGCGTCCCCCGGCTCCCCGAGCAACTCCCGGAGGGTGTCCATGGCGGCGCGGATGCGGGCCTCGCTGGCGGCGGAGAGGCGCCGCCCGGCCTTCGCGTCGACCTCGGCGAACGCGGCGTCCACGTCGAACACCTGGGCGGCGGGGATGGCCCCGGCTTGAGGCGCCGTCTTCGCGGCCAGGACGCCGGCGCTGGCCAGCGCGGGGACGGTGACGAGCGAGGTCTCGAAGAGCTCGATCCGGGTGAGGACGCGGCCCTTCTCGGTGCGGTCGAACTCGAGCGGCAGGTAGCCGATCGACAGGCCCATGAACTTGCCCCGGGCCAGCCGCTCCGCCGTCCGGGTGCGCGCGATCTGGCTCTGCGCGTCGCTGTGGAACTCCGCCTCGAGGAAGAGCCCCCGGCCGTCCTCGTGCGCCGCCTTGACGGTGGCGACCGGGTTGTCCCAGGCGTGGCCCCAGGCGATGAAGCCGCGCTCGACGAACTGCGCCAGCGTCTGGGCGTAGGCGCCCTTGGCGACGATGTCGCCCTCGCTGTCGAGCTCGCCGAAGACGGAGCCGTAGCCGGTGAAGCCGCCGGCGCCGCCGTCCAGCACCTTCAGGTCGGCCAGCGGCCGGACCTTGGTCTCCTTGGCGAGCGCAGAACCGTTGGGCAGCAAAACGGGCCTCCATCCGGCTTAGCCGGAGAGGCCCATTAGGGAGCGGTGCCACAGGGGCGCGCGGGGCCGCGCGGGGACTATTCGGGGCGAGGGGGCGCTACGCCGTCCAGTCTACACCATCCGCCCTACGGCGGACTGCTCGAGGTCTTCCGGCAGAAGGCGCATTTGATCGACCAGGGCCGCGCCGCCTGCCAGGCGAGCGGGCGGTTGCAGTTCCAGCAGCGCGGCGCGTGGTCGATCACCACCTCGCCGGCGGCGGGGCGGCGCTCCGTCTTCGTCTCGAGCCGGGGGCGGTCGCGGGCGCTCGTGCTCATTCCAGCCACACCACCGTCCGCTCATGACGGATCCGCACGGCGCTCTCTGCGCTGGTCGCCCCCTGCACGAAGAACACGCCCCCCATGTCCTCCGTGATCGGCTGGCCCTCCCCATCGTGAAGCTCGAGCGTGCCCTCGGGGAAGCCGTCCTCCGCGTCGACCGTATACGCCAGAACGGCGCGCGTCCCGTCCGCACAGGCGAGTGCCAAGTTGACGCCGGCGTACGCCTGCCCATCGGCCGCTTCGCGGTAGTGGAAGACTTCCACGCGCTCGATGCGCGCCCCGACGACGTGGCGCTCAAACAACTCGGCGCGCCGTCGGATATACGCTCGGTACGGCGCGAGCGAGGCGCGCTCATCCGTACTCATCGCCCCAAGGCCAGCGTCTTCGTGTGCCCGTTCGTCCGCGCGGCCGCCGCCGGGACGGGGGACCCCTCGTCGTCCTCCGACGCTTCGCCGGGGACGGGGGCCGGGAGCAGCGGTGGGGGCTCCGGGATGAGGTTCCCCGGCTCGGTCGGGGTGATCGTCGCCGGCAGGTAGTAGACGTCGCCCTCGGGGGCCGGGTCGGCGCCGAGCTGCGCCCGCGCCTCGTTGAGCGTCAGCACGCCCGCCAGGAGGTCGGCCCGCGCCCGCTCGTGCAGCGCGTTCTGGTCCTCCTGGAGCACCCGCACCTGGGAGAGGTCGAAGCCGATCCGCAGCCGGGCCGGGTCGCCGAAGTCGGGCACGAGCTGGACGCCCAGGTCGGCGGCCAGCGCCCGTTGCATCGGCACGAGCAGCGACTCGTAGAGGTCTTCGCGCGCCTCGGCCATGTTCGAGTAGGTCGACCGGGCGAGGCCGGCGCCCAGGCCGACGACCACCGCCGGCGTCCCGAAGACGGCGCTGATCCGCTCCTCGGTGATCTGGCGGAGCTCCCGGAGCACCATCTGCTGCGGGTTGAAGGCGAGCACGCTCACGTTCGTCCGGCTGGTCATCACCAGCGGCTCGCCCAGCCGGTCGCCGCCGAAGCGCTGCTGGAAGTCGGCCTTGATCAGCGCCGCCTCCTCCTGGGTCACCTCCGAGTCGTCGCCGGGGGAGAGCACCACGCCGGGGACGCCCAGGTTGCGCAGCAGCGAGGCGGTCCAGTTGGCGGCGGCGTTGTCCGTGGCGATCTCCCGGAACAGGGAGGCCAGCGGCGAGAGGCCCTTGCGGACGTTCTCCGGGTCGAGTCCGTCCCGGAAGTGGACGACCTCGTCGGGCCGCAGCCGGTACTCCCGGCCGCCCACCCGGTACTCGTAGTGAGAGATGAACGTCGTGCCGGCGCCGTCCGAGTCGGTCTCCGGCCACTTCGGCTCGAGCAGCGTCGAGGGCACCCACCACAGCTCGACCGTGCGCTCGGCCCGGGAGCGCGCCTTGATCCAGTAGGCGTTGCCCGTCAGGACGTAGTCGCCGAGCGTCCCGGCCCAGAGCGCCAGCCCGGAGTAGAACGGGTTGGGCCGCTCGAGCAGCGTCTGGAGCGCGTGGTCGGGCTGCGGCGCCCACTGCGGCGTCGCGGCCGGCCCCATCCCCGGCCCGGTCTCCCGGGCGTAGACGGTCGCCGGCGCCTCCGGAAACGTCCTGACGATTTTACGGATGCAACTCGCCACGATCGCGTTGCCCCGGCCGTCGCCGACCTCGGCGCCGTAGTCGCGCCGGGTGGCGCCCTGGGCGCCGCTCCACCACCACGAGTGGGGGCGCCCGGTGGAGAACCGCATCACGAATTGCTTGTACGCCCGGAGCACCGGGAGCGACGCCCGGCGCCAGGTGCGCTGGAGCTGCCAGGACAGCGGCGCCGCCTCGGTCCTCGGCGGCTGCGGGACGGTGGTCATGCTCACGCGGCGACTCCCCACTTCTTCGGCCGCAGCCCCAGGAGCTGGCAGGCCCCGGAGACGGCGTCGACCTGGTCGTCGTGGCGCCCCTGCGGGAACGCCTCCGCCTCGGCCAGGAACTCGGCGTTCCAGGCGCCCCGCACGAGGGCCACCTTGCCCGCCTCGGCGCGGGCGATCCACGGCTGCGCCCGGGCCAGCTTGTCCCGGTCGACCCCCACCGCCCGGACGGCCGCGCCCAGCGCCGCCGGATCGCGGAGGACGTCCTGCACCGCCGCGAGCTGGAACCCGGCCTGCTCGATCCCCACCCGGACGCCGGGCTCCGCGGCGAGCGTCTGGAGGATGATCCGGCGGGCGTCCGGCCACTCCCAGCGCCCCCGGATGAGGTCGGCGAGGTAGAGCGTGCCGTCGGCGCCGAGCGCGGCCCGCACCCCGACGGTGTAGTCGGCCGCGTCCTTGGTCGACGCGGCCAGATCCCAGTACCGCCCCCAGCGCAGCCCCTCCGGGGCGTGCGCCACCACCGCGAACCACTCCCGCTTGAGCACGCCGGCGCCCAGCGTGACGAACTCGCCGGCCAGCTCCTGGCGGGCGAACTCGCTGCCGTACTGGGCGCGGAGCGCGTCGACGAACGCCGGCTCGAGGAACGGGTTCGCCGCCGTGTGGCCCCGGAACAGGGCGGTATCGGCGCTCGCGTTGGTCACGAACACGTCGTAGAGCCAGTTCATGCCGGCGGGGGTGGTGGTGACCCAGCAGCGCCCGGCGAGCCCGTGCTGGCGGAGCCGGCCGATCACCACCGGCCACGTCCCCTCGGGGCAGAGCGCGGCTTCGTCCATCCAGGCCCAGGCGCAGTTCGGCCCCCGCAGCCGGTCGGGGTCGTCGGCGCTGCGGAAGAGCACCTCGTGGCCCGTCCGCAGCACGAGCCGCATCTCGCTCTTGTAGGCGGCGGCCAGGGCCGGCGCCCAGACCTCGAGCGCCGTGCGCCACGTCGCGTCGCGGAGCATGGGGTACGTCGGGGAGACGACCAGGCCGAGCGTCGGCGGCCCGGCGAATTCCTGCACGAAGGCCTTCGCCGCCCCGGCGAACGTCTTGCCGGAGCCGACGCCGGCGACGAAGGCGGCGTAGCGGTGCCCGTCCTGCACGAACGCCGCCTGCGTCCGGGACAGGGTCAGCCGGGCGCTAGCCGACCGGGCGGTCGTCGACAACGGCCACCTCCAGGCGCAGCGGGATGGGCGCGCCCTCGGGGCCGCTGACCTCGTGGCGCAGCGGCGGGGCGTACCCCCGCTCGCGGCCCAGCGTGGTCAGCACGAAGGCCACCGCGGGCCACTCGCCGGCCTCCACCTTCTGGGCGAGCTGCCCCTCGGCGACATCGACCAGCACCGCCCGACCCTCCTCGGCGGCGGCGCGCACGCTCTCGTAGCGTTTGACGTAGTTCGCCACGGTCTCGCGGTGGCACCCGACCTGGTCGGCGGCCGCCGAGTAGATGCCCCGGGTCCGGCGGAGGGCGTCGGCCACAACGGCCGCGCTGAACTGCGGCGGCTTCGTGATCATCCCGGCGCCACCCCTGAAGATCGTCGACGATCTTCGGCGCTCACGCCGGGGGCTCCTCGACGACCAGCTCCCAGCCGTCGGCGGCGGTGGGCTCGACCGCCTCCAGCGAACACGCCCAGCGGCCGGACTCGCCCGCGCCAGGCACCACGTCGACGTACAGCCGGCCGACCTCCTCGAGCGTCAGCGTCCCCAGCGTCCCGGCGTCCGGGTAGCCGTACGTCCCGCTGGTGCGGAAGCCGGGCGCGTCCGGGTCGGGCCGCCACAGCGTGAGCGTCGCGCTCGCCGGGGTCGTCGGGGCGCCGGCGGCGTCGGCGATCGCCGTGCGGTCGCTCTCCGTGTGGTTGCCCAGGCGGACGGTCTGGCCGATCGGGAACGGCCCCAGCAGTGCCATGTCAGCGACTCCCTCCCCCGCCTCCCCCGGTGAGCGCCCCGACCCGCGACGCGCCCCCGGCCACGGCCCCCGCCCGCCCGGCACCGCCGCCCACCAGCGTCCCCGCCGGTGAGGCGCCCCCGCGGAGCGCCCCCGACCGCCGGCCGCCGCCGCCGACCAGCACCCCGACCGCCGAGGCGCCGCCGACGACGGTGCCGCGCGCCGCCGGGGGCGTGGTCGTGTACAGCAGCTCCTCCCAGGTCAGCCCGAGGGCGTGCAGCTCCTCCCAGGTCAGGCCGGAGTCGGCCATCCCCTGCCAGGAGCCGTAGCGCAGCCACGGCCCGCTCATCCGGAGGGCGTCCCGTCGGCGGTGCGGACGACGGCGGCGTCCTGGGTGCGGAACGTCCAGGCCCGGTCGGTGATCCACGTCGGCGCCCCGTGGGCGGTGGTGAAGCCGAGCCACCACGCCTCCCCGAGCTGGGTGCGCAGGGCCAGCTCGAGCAGGTAGCGCACCGCCGCCCCGGGGAGCACCAGCTTCTCCGGCTCGTGGGTCGGCGGCGCCCGGTCGTCCATCAGGTGGCCCAGAACGCCAAGCGCCGCGCCGTCCCGTTGATGGTCACCGTCAGGTACCCAGCGGGGACGCCCGGCAAGGCGCTGGCGGCGCCGGCGGTGGCGCTCGTGGTCAGGGCGCCACTCCCGACGGTCAGGGCGAGGTGGTCGCTGCTGTTCATGCCCAGGGCCAGGTCGGCCCCGTCGGCGGCGTCCCGCCACTTGATGGCCCCGGCCGCGTCGTTGGGCAGCCGGATGGCCCCGCCGGCCGCCGGCGTGGAGCTGGTCAGCGTCGACCGGACGGCGCCGTCGATCCCCCAGCCGGTGCCCGTGGTGGTGGTGGGGTAGGTGCCCGCGCTGCCGGAGCCCCCCTGGACGTGGGTGACGTAGGTGAGCCCGGCGTCCGGTACCGGGGTGTAGGCGAGGCGCCCCTGGTTCTGGGAGGTCGAGGCCGAGAACGTGAGGGCGTAGGTGCGCCCGCTCACCATGAGGGGCTGGGTGCCGGCGGGCAGGCGCTGCTCCTTCCAGCCCACGGCGGTGTCGGCGAAGCCGGTCAGGGCGGACGTGCTCCACACCGGCGCCGCCGTGTTCGTCGTGTCCCAGAGGCGCACCGAGGACGGGGCGCCCGAGCCGGTGGCCACCCGGTACCACCGCACGGCGACCAGGTAGGCCCCGGGGCTCGGGGTGAAGCGCACCCCGTACTCGCGGCCGCTCAGGGTCTGCTGCCCGTCCGACGAGAAGGCCGGGGAGCTGGCCCCCACGACCCGGGCGTCGGTCACCGCCGTGGCCGGGCTGGTGACCACGAGGGCGCCCCCGCTGTCGACGGCGGCGCCCTGCGCGGCGATCGTCCCCGTCATCGTCCCGCCGGTGGTGGGAAGTCCCGACCCGCCCCCGGCCGCCGCGGCCCACTTGACCCCCAGGCTCTGGGCGCTGTCCGCGGTGAGGACGTGCCCGTCGGTGCCCAGGGCGAGCCGGCCGATCGTGTCCGCGGCGCTCGCGGCGAACAGGTCGCCCTTGGCGTCGGCGAGCGGATCGGCGGCGAGCCCCGTGGCGACGGTCCGGGTGGCGAAGGTCTCCCAGGCGCTGCCGGTGTCGCGGTAGACGAGGTCGGTGTTCGTCCCCAGATAGAGGCGCCCGGCCGTCCCGAAGGCGGGCCGGGCGGCGAGCGTGCCCGACATGATGACGCCGCTGCCGAGGACGGTCTCCTGGTGCAGCTTGCTCTCCGCGGCGGTGGTGATGAAGCTCGCGTTGGCCGGGGCGCCCGACCCGCCGCCGCCCCCGCCGGTGCTCAGCGTGGGCACCTCGTAGATCGACCCGTCCTCGCTGCGGTAGTAGAGGGTGGAGACGCCGCTGCCGTTGTCTTTCGAGTAGAGCCGGATGCGGTTGGCCGCCGGCGTGGCGGCGTCGGCGCCGAGGTTGACGTACTGGGAGAAGCCGTCGTGCTCGTCGTTGGACAGGACGCCGGAGCCGTCCGCGGTGGTGTGGTCGTGCGCCCGGGCGCTGAGCTGGAGGTAGCGCGCGTCGCCGGCGGCCTGGGTCAGGGCGCCCACGTCGGCCGCGTCCAGGACGACCGCCCCCGTCTCCCCGTTGACCGAGACGACGGGCGCCGCACCGCCGGTGGTGTCCGTCGAGTAGAGCCCGTCGGGGCGCAGCTCGAGCGCGTTCCCGGCGTCGGCGCTGACCCGCGTGGCCAGCACGAACGCATCGGGCGTGGGCTCCGTCACGCCGATCCCGGCGTCGCCGGTCAGGCTGACGTCGACCGCGTCCACCGCGTCCACCAGGTCCGCGTAGACCGACTGGACGGTCGACTCGACGGCCAGCAGCGCCTCGTCGATATCCCGCCAGTCGTTGGGGGCATCCCCCTCGAGCAGGGGCCACGCGTACACCGGGCTGGTGGGCGGGTACTCGGTCATGCGCTGCGCTCAGTGTACGCTACCCATAGCGTCACCGGCCGCGCTCCGTCTCCCGCAGGAACTCGCGCAACCGGCGGAGGCAGGCCATGTCCCGGCGCGGACCGCTGCGCAGGATCTCGACGATGTCGGGCGCGTCGGACGGCACCCACCAGTACGCCTCCTGCTCCGCGGTCAGCAGGTCGAGCAGCCAATCGGCCTGCCCCCGGATGCGGCGCAGCCCCCGGCCGCTGCGCACCGTCTTCCCGAGGGTGGGCGACTTCCCCTCCCGCTTCAGCTCGGCGAAGAGCGTCCGCCCCTGCCGCGGATTGACCATCGTGAGATCGGGGTAGCCGGCGTCCGAGCCGAGGGCGAAGCGCGTGTGGTGGACGGCGTAGCCGAGGAGGCGCGCCGTCCGCATCACGAAGCCCTGCAAGTCCGCCTCCGTCCAGGCCAGGTTGAACGCCACGGCGTCCGCGATCATTCCGACTCGTCCTCGGTCAGTAACCGGTGGGCCGCCGCGAGCCCCACCGGCCCCAAGACGCCCTTCGCTTCCTCGAGGAGCCGCCGGCGGGTCTTCAGTTCCTGCGCCGCCGCCAGGATCTCGGCCGGCGACGTTTTCCGCTTCGGGAACCCCAGCGCGAGCAGCAGCTCGGCAGCGGCGTCGAAGTGGCCCCAAAGGTAGCCCCGCCAGAAGTCGGCGGCCGCCTCGTGGTCGTGGAGCCGGTGGCGACCCGCCGGAACGGTCACGCGGCCACCTCCTCGGGCTCCGCGGGGAGCAGCGGGAGCTGGTAGGCCGGCTGGCGGTCGACGGCGAGCAGCAGGCGGATCACGGCGTCGCCGGTCAGCGTACACCCCTCGGGGCACCGCAGCGGCTCGTCGACGAACACGCTCCGCCGCGGGTACACCCCGTCCTGCCACTCGATGAGGTGGACGTCCACCGTCGCCAGCAGGCAGCGGGGGCACCGGACGGCGCGGGTCACCCGTTTTCCCACGGGTCGGCCTCCGTCCGGGCGGCGCCGGGCCGGGTCAGGCGGTACGTCTCCGGGCCGGTGCGCTCGAGCTGCCCGGCGACGCGCAGCTCGGCCAGGGCGAGGAGCAGACTCGACGGCGGCCAGGGCTTCCAGGCGAGGAGCAGCGCCCGCAGCTCCACGTCCGGGGACGTCCGCGCCCGCTGCTCCAGCAGCTCGAGCAGGAAGGCCGCCGAGGGGCTGGTGAGCGAGTAGCCGAGGGGCGGCCGGCTGGCCCACCGCTCGCGGCGCTCGACCTCCCGCCGGGCGCGCTGCGTCGCCGCCGCCCGGAGCCCGCGCTCCCGGTGGGTCGGGTCCGGGGGCACGGCTAACACCGCCCGCCCCAGTGGGAGAGGCCGCCCTGTGAACGGAGGGGGTGGGCGATCGCCCACGCGGCGACGTGGGCGGCGCTCCAGGCGTCGTAGACGCTCGCCCCGCCGTACCCGGCCTGCCGGCTCATCCACGCCCAGGTGCGCGGCATGAACTGCATCAGCCCGGCGGCGCCGCTGCCCTGCCGGTTGTCCTGCCAGGGCTGGTAGCGGCTCTCCCGCCACGCCAGGTTCCGCAGGCAGCCCAGGCTGACCCCGTACTCGGCCGAGGCGTGCTCGAGGGCGTAGGCGACGTCCGGCGACTGGGCGCTGCCGTCGGCGCAGCTCAGGGTGAGGTAGGAGGCCAGGGCGGCGCCGGCGAGGAAGCCCCAGCCCCACGATCGCCAGCTCACGACGCCGCCTCCTCGCCGGCGTCGCGCAAGACGCCGGCGGCCCAGCGGGCCAGCACCGGATGGGGACTCCGGCGGCGGCGCTCCGCCTCCGCGATGCTCGAGCGGGACAGGCTCAGCTGCACCGCCAGGTCGCGCTGGGTGACCCCTTTGTAGCGGCGCGCCCGGAGCACGTCCGCCGGCGCCACGGACGGCGCCGCGTCCCGTTCCCGCTGCGCCGCGTGGCGCTCGAGGCCCTGCCGGCGGTCGTAGTCGGCCAGCAGCCCCAGCTTGAGCGCCCGCGCCCGGCGCCGCAGGTCGCGCGCCTGGGCCTCCGCGCCCGCCGCCTGCTGCTCCACCGCGGTCAGCGCGGCCACCGTCTGGACGCGCACGATGCGCAGCCCGTCCCGGACGTAGCGGATGGTCACGACGCGATCCGCTGGGCCGCCGCCGCCGCCGCCGGCTTCTTCGTCCACCGCTTCGCGTCCGGACAGGTGCCGAAGTGGGACGTCTCCGTCCCGGCGTCGTAGGGGCACCGCTTCCCGGCGGGGGTCAGGCGCCACTCGATCGCGGCGCCGCAGCTCCGGCAGTACTGGATCGTCATCCGTTCCCTCCTGTCATGCGTGTCGTCGGACCGGGGCCGCACCCCGCAGCCGGGCCGGCAGCGCCGCCCGGATACGCTCCCGCTCGGCGTCCGACCGCTGCGCCTCCTCGGCGCTCCACTGCGGCAGCGCCGCCTCCGGGTTCGGGTTGCGCTGGTACGCCGCCGGCGGCGTCCAGGTGTTCCCGACCTGGACGCCCCGGCCCGAGAAGCCGGGGAGCTGGATCGGCCCCGCCGCCGTCGCCAGGTCGGCCAGCCGGCGCGCCTCGGCCCGCTTGCAACTGTTCCGGTGGAAGCCGAGGCTGTTCACCCGCTTCCGGTTCTCGGGCCGGTCGAGCCAGTCGAGGCCGTCGGCGATCTCCTCCTCGACGTCGAGCTGCGGGAAGTCCCGGATGAGCTTCTCGAGCCGCGCCTGATCGTGCTTGTAGCCGCGGCCGAACGCCTGCAAGACCGCAGCGAGTCGCCTCGCCGCCGCCGCTGCAATTTCCGGCGGCGGCGGCGGCTCTCCCGTAGGGAGAGCCGGGAGAGGGGGTGCAGGGGGAGAGGGGTTCGCGTTACCGGCGTCCGCCTTCTCTGGTGGGGGTGTAACGCGCACGGCCGTTTCGGTAACGCGCACAGCGCCGTGCGTAACGCGCACAGGTAACGCGCACGCCGCCGCCTGAACGAGCTCCTTGTCCCGCGCCCGCTTGCGCCGCTGGCGCTCGGCGCCGTTGACCCGCCCCCGCTCGAGCCGCGCGAGCAGGGCCTCCGGCGTCCAGTCCCGGCGCGCCGGCATCAGCCGGTCACCTCGGCCGCCGTGGCGACCTCGCGGATGGAGTCGGCGACCCACGGGACGGGCAGCTTCCCCCGGCCGACGAGGCGCCAGTGGGCGTCCGCCAGGTTCAGGTTCCCGCCGTACCCGTCGTCCTCCCCCGGGATGCCGGCGGCGTAGAAGGCGTCCAGCTCCGTCGCCAGCGTCTGGTCGTGCTCCGGGTCGTAGAGGTAGACGGTGCGGAGGCCCCGGCGCGCCGCCCAGGCCAGCACCCGGGCGTTGAGGCCCCAGGCCCCGATGGCGTGGCGCCGGAAGCGGGGGTAGGCGTAGCAGTGGAGCACCCAGGCCCCCCGGAAGCCGACGCATTTGGCGCACGGCTGATCCTTGCCCTTCGCGTTCCGGACGACGAGGTTGGTGGCCCGCGCCGGGCTCCCGCTGCGGGGCGGGCGCACCACGGCGATCGGCTGGGGGGTGGCCCGCTCGAACAGGGGTCGGCCCCGGCCCGCTGAGTCCCGGCGCGCCGGCCGGCCCTCGGCGACCGGCAGCGGGGGCGGCGGGAAGGCGAGCCCCTCGAGGGGGAGGGCGAGCTGCGCGTCGGGGGCGCGCATCACCGGCCCACCTCGCGGTCGCGCGCTTGCTCCCGCTGGCGCTCCGCCTCGAGCCCGTCGGCGTACAGGACGGAGCCGAGCAGCCCGATCGCGATCAGCACCAGGCAGACGACGGCGCCGGCCAGGATCAGGCCGGCCAGGGTGTCGTCGCTCATGCGGCGCCCCGCGGCGGCCGGCCGGTCACGTCCCGGCGGCGCCAGACGTCGAGGCCGCCGGCGTGGAGCTGCGCCTCCAGCCCGTCGGCCGTCTGGCCCCCGCAGTAGGCGCAGTCCTGCCGCGCCGCCTGCCGCCGGAAGCGCTCGAGCACCTCCGGGTGGCCCTCGGGGTAGCGGACGGACACCTCCGCCCCGCAGCGATAGCGCACCTCCGCCCGCAGCATCACGTCGCCTCCTTGCGGCGCGCGCGGCGCCGCCCCGTCCGCACGATCGCCGTGCTCACGCCGCCGCGGTGCGCTGCCGGCGCCGCCGGAGCCGCCGCGCCCCCTCGAGGAGCAGCCGCGCCAGCTCGGCCCGCGCGGCGGCCTCGACCTCCCCCTCCCGGCGTCCGCCTGGGCGCTCAACCGGCGCCACCTCAACGGGCGCGGGGTCGTCGCTGAATGGGCGTGCTACCGCCATCCCCTACCTCCTGGGGTTGTGCTACGAACGGGTGCGCGAGCGGGCCGCGACTACGTGCGGCCGCGCCGGGCCTCGGCCGCCTCGGCGCGGCGGGCGTCTTCTTGGACGACGGCGTTGATCGTCGGCGTCCACTCCGGGTGCTCGGCCCGCAGGTTCAGGCGGAACAGCGGCGTCAGCTTTCCGCTCCCCTGCATGAACCGCGAGACGGTCCAGCGGCTGACGCCGTAGTGCGCGCCGTACTGCTCCTGCGTCATCCCGAGCAGGTTCTGCTCCGCCCGCAGGAGCCCGGCGAGCGCCGAGCGGCCGGGGCGGTCGGGGAACTCCGGTCTGGGCACGGCGCGCACCCGCTGGCGCTGCACGGCTCGCGTTCCCCCTCCGACTTCCGGCGTGCGCTGCTCGGCGTAGGGGGCGGACGCCCCCGGTGCGAAGTGCGGGACGCTGGGCGCCCCCGCCAGTGCTGCCGCCATCCGTGACCCCCGTCGGTCGCGTCGTGCCCCGCCCGCGTCCCTCCGCGGCCGGTGCCGGTCCCTCGCGGACGCGCCCTCTGCGCCCGCCCCGCTGCCGGTGTGCCGGTCCCTCCACCCCCCCCCCGCGGGCCGTCGCTCCGGTGCGAGCACGGCGTCAGCGGCGGGGGCGCTCGGCGGAGATTACGGCACGGTTCCGGAGTCGGTCAAGGCGTATCCGGCGCGCTAGCCGTGTCTTGTAGACGGTTGTGACGGCGCTCACAAGCGCGGCTCTCTGGTACGGCACGCCGAACGCGCAAAAGCGGCACGTTAATGGAGCCAGAAGTGCTACACGCGCGTTGCACGGAATGAGCGATCAGGACGATGGAGCCGAACGGGTGCGACCCGACCGATCCGAGCGAGACGGCCCCCGCGGCGACGCCAGGGCGGCTCCCGGCGACGCTCTACGAGCGGTGGCGGACGGCGCTCCACATCGACGGGGTCGCCTACGGCAAGCGCGTCCACGCGCTGCGCGAGGCGAAGGGGTGGACGCTCAAGGACCTCCACGACCGGACGGGCGTCCCCATCTCCACCCTCTCCGAGCTGGAGAACGGCCTCTCCCACCGCCCGAAGCAGGCGCTGAACATGACGCTCGCGCAATGCTTCGGGTATGAGCACCCCGGCGCGCTCCTCGGCCTGGAGGAGACGCCCCACCCGCCGGGGACGCACCCGAACGGGCCGCGGCGGGCGGTGCCGCCGCCGGAGCCGGTGCCGGGTCTCGCGACCGAGGCGGAGCGGCTCCTCACCGGCCTGCTGCGCGGGCTCTGGACGGCCCAGGACGAGCGGGGCGACCGCCGCGGGCGCGTCACCCGCCTGGTGACGCTGACGGTCGGCCTCGCCGAGCTGGCCGAGGACCCACCGGCCCCGCCGCCCGCCTCACGCGGGGACGAGGAGGGCGCTGAGCTGGCGCAAGAGTGAAGCGTCGTAGCGGAAGCGAGCGCCACAGATAGGTGCCGCTACGACGGATGACGCCGCCCGCGCCGGCCACTCCACCACCAGGGGCGCGATCCGCCCCGCCGCCACCTGCGCCGGCGGGGGCACCCGCACCGTCGCCCCGTTCCCGGGCACCGCCGTCCCGTCCCCGAAGCGGGGCACGAAGCGGTCGATCCACCAGCGCCGGGCGCCGGCCCGCCCCGCGGCGGCGACGGTCACCTCGCGGAACGCCAGCGCGTAGGCCCGGAGTTGCTGGTCGGGGTCGAGCGCGTCGAACGCCTCGAGCGGCGCCGCCCGCAGCAGGCGCAGATCGGCGGCCAGCTCGACGTCCGCCTCGCGCTGCGCCCGCTCCCGCGCGACCGTCTGCTCGAGGCCCGCGATCTCCACCTCCGCCTCCGCGATGATGTCCTCCATCGTCGCGCTGGGGCGCTCGAAGTTGCGCCGGCCGGCCTCCCTGGCGCGCTCCCGGAGGAACAGCAGCCGGCGCTCGCCGTCGGACGGGGCGTGCTCGCGGTGCTGGCGCTCGAGCTCCGCGGCGACGGCCTGCCCGTCGAGCAAGACGCGCTCAAGCTCCGTGCGGAGGAGGGCGCCCGCGGCGCGGTCGGTGATCCGCAGGGGCGCGGGGCAGCCCGCGTTGGCGACGCGCCGGCAGCGGTACGTCCCGGCGCCGCACCCGATCAGGAAGTCCCCGCACCAGGCGCAGCGCAGGAGGCCGCCGAGCGGGTGGGGGTGGCGCCGCTCGCGGGTGCGGAGCGCGCGGGGGTTCTCGAACTTCTCGCGCCACGCCATCACTTTGCTCCGGCTCCAGTAGGCGAGATCGGGGCGGTGGTGCTTGAACTGGAGGAAGCCTCCCTTGCCGTCGCTGGCGAACTTCCGCCAGACGGCGCTCCGCTTCGGGCCGAGGCCCTCCCCGAACGACCACTCCCCGTAGTAGATCGGGCGGTAGAGGATGCCCCGGATGGTCTGCTTCGTCCAGGCGGTGGAGACGTGCGCCTCGCCCTTCGGCCGCTTCGCGTTGCCGGGGCCGTTGCCCCGGAAGGGCGGCCGCCGGACGCCGTCGCGGGTGAGGCGGGCGATGATCTGGCCGTACGATGCGCACTCGTCGTAGGCGCGCTCCAGCGCCGCGATGATCCCGGCGTGGTCGGGGTGCTTCCGGGGGAGCTTGTCGAACTTGTCGACGCGCTCGGTCGGAACGCGCTCGGTGTAGTAGCCGATCGGCGGACGCTGGAACATGACGCCCTTGCCGACCGTGCGGAAGACGCCATCCCAGAAGGTGTTGCGGGTCGAGCGCCAGTCGATCCCGGCGATCAGGCACTCGACCTGGAACTGGAGCAGGTCGCCGTCGATCGTCAGGTCGTAGTACCGCTCCGACGTCGCGAAGAGGCCCCCGGCGTCGACGATGCGCTTCGCGATCGTGGCGCCGTCGATCCCGAACTCGTCGCGGGTTAACCGCTTGACGTCGTAGGCGGCGACCCCCTTCAGCTCGCCCCGGTCGAGGAGGTCGAGCATCTGCGTCGATACCTTCCGGAGCGCCAGGTGGGCGCCGGACGTGCCCTGCTCGTCGAACAGGCGCACCGTGTGCCCCTCGGCCCGCAGTTTGTCGGCCAGCGCGATCTGCGAGATCGAGCGGGCGTTGCCGATCTGGCGGTCGGTGGAGTTGCGGATCAGCAAGCCGATCGGCCGCGGGTCGCCGTCAGCGACCATCGGTGTCGTCGTCGAACCCAGGCAGGGGGCGCCGCGACCCGATGCCGGCCTCGCCCTCCGCGGCGCCCCGCGGCGGTTGGTGCCTGACCCAGTACTTCGCGCTCTCCCAGCAGTCGGCCCACTCGCCGCACTGGTAGATCTCCCCGCGCTGGTTCAGGGCCACCCACTGGCCGCGCCAGAAGTGCGCCCCGCGGTACAACCGGCTCCGGCCGGACAACTGCACCAGCGTCCAATCAGCCCTCCGGGTGAGGGACGGAGGCGCGCCAGCGTCGTCGGCGGCGTCCACGGGGGGCGGGGGCAGTTCACCGGCCATCGGTATCCTCCGTCTTTTGCTCCTGGCGGCGGCTGACCGCTGCGGCCTCGCGAAGCCCCGCCGTCACCAGGAAGTTACTCAGGGAGCGGTTTACGGCTGCTGCCGCGCGCCGGATAACCGCTTCGTGCTCCGGCGGTATCCGGAGCGTCGTCGTTACGGACGCCGCGCGCGGTGACGGCGTTCGCGTATGGCGGCGCCGGTGGCAGCCGTCGCAGATCGCGACGACTGACAGCCAGTGCTCCGGCGCATAGCCGAGGTGATGGTGATAGACCGTGCCGAGGCGCTCGCAGTCGACGCACGGGAGCGTACTCGGGGCGGAAAGCCGTCCCGCGAGGATCGCGCCCCGAACCGCTGCGTGGGCGCGGGGATCAGCGGCCATCGCCGGCCTGGAGCCGCTGCGCGACGGCCGCCAGCATCCACTCCCGGAACGTCTGGTCGCGCAGCGCCGCGTCCGCCTTCGCCCGGCGGATGAGCTGCTCCTCTTCGGGGTAGACCTCGACGCTCATCCGGAGCGGTGGGACGTCGCGGGGGCCGCGTCGCTTCCTCGGCATCTCCGGGACTCTACACAAATCTGCCATGTTCGTCGCGTTCTCCTGCCCTCAGTATACTACACAAGTGTCGAAAGTGTGATATACTAGAAGCATGAACACGAGCGAGCGGACGGAGCCGGGCGCGGGGGTCGCGTGCCGGCTGACCATCGGGGGCCAGGTGATCGAGTTCACGCTCGCGGGGCCGCTGGTGGCGATGGCCCCGGCGGGTGAGAAGCTGGCGAAGAAGACCAGCAAGCGGGGGAGCAAGTGATGACCGGGACGGACGCGCGGGAGTTGGGCGCGGTGAAGAAGGCGCAGCGCCTGGGCCTCGCGGCTCGGGTGCGGCGCGTGCGGCTGGGGGTGTACCTCGTCCCGTCGACGAGCGACCTCCCCCTGACCTACTCGGTGACCGGGATCGGCCCCCGGCTGGCGGACTACCGCTGCGTCTGCCCGGCGGCGTCCTACGGCAACGTCTGCGCCCACGTCGCGGCCGTCGCCCTGCGGCGGGTGCAGGAGCAGGCCCTGAGTGATCGGCGGAAGCAGCTCGCGCGGCGAGCGGAGAAGGTGGCGTAATGGAGACGGTGAAGCACTTCGAGGGGCTGCTCGCGGACGAGCAGCAGAACGCCGCGGCGCTGGCGCGGTGCGTCCGCGAGCACGCGGAGGCGTGGCGCGAGCAGCCCGACGCGCTCCGGACGGCGGCGCAGAGCTACGGTCGGGCGGTCGGGCGGGTCGCCGAGCTCGAGGCGATCGTCGGCGGGCTCCGCCGGCGCGCGCAGGAGGTGGCGTGATGGCGGCCGAGGCGGTGGACGTCGACTACGGGCGCATCCGGCGCTGGGTAATCAAGCGGGAGGGCAAGGACTACGTCCAGTACGCCGGCCTCCTCGATTTGCTGCACCAGGAGAGCAAGGGCGACTTCGCGATCGCCACCCGGCTCGAGCAGGCGCCGACGGAGGCGAACGGCGGGCTCGCCGTCGTCTCCGCGACGGTGACGATGGGCGAGCGCACCGCGTCCGGTCTCGGCGACGCCTCGGAGGCGAGCGTTAACCGGATGATGGCACCGCACCTGATCCGGCTGGCGGAGACGCGGGCGAAGGGGCGCGCCTTGCGGGATCTCTTGAATATCGGCCTCGTGACCGTCGACGAGCTGGGGCCGGGCGCCGCCGACGAGGCCCCGGCGCGGTCGGGCTCCGGCGCGGCGCCGCGGCGGGTTGCGCCGCCGGCCCGGGCGACGGAGGATACGATCGACATCAACGGGACGACCTACACCCGCGACGAGGTGCTCGCGGTCATGGCCGGCCGGATGAAGCTGCTCGCGGAGCAGGGGCGGCCGGTGCCCCCCGTGGGAGAGCCCGGCGGCCCGCCCCCGACCACGGCGCCGCTGCCGGAGCTGGTGAAGTACAGCGCCGACCTCCGGCGCCAGGCCGAGCCCCGCGCGGTCGCCGGGAAGTAGCCATGGCGGGGGGCAAGACGGGCCGGCCGACCATCCACCGGGAGCGGCGGGAACTGGCGCCCGACCAGGAAG